GCATTGTGCTAGTCAGGGCTGCAGCGATGATTAGCGATACTTTCTTGAATGAATTCATTTTATCTCTTTTCTTGTTATAGTAGATTTAATCTATCCAAATAATCTTTTACTTCATTTGGCATAGGTCTATAGTTTACCACATCTTGAGGTGGTCTGTCAAATATATCATCATCATCTTCTTTAGATCTATCTCTAAAGGTATGAATCTCCACCTCTGTATCTATATTTTTTGGGGTATGTGATATTGCCCCAAATATTGCTCCACACACAGCATCTGCCAAATCCTTTGACTTTTTGCGTGGGTGGTCAACTCTGTCATTTTTCATTATCTTTAATTGGGTTAGTTCTTCAAATAACAAATCAATTGCAGGCATGGCAAGTCTTTCCTCATATACCAACATAGCCATATCCTCGTAGTGCTTCTTAGCAACAGAAACAGTATCAGTCCTCATTCCAACTTGTTTTAATTCATTTTGAATATCAAACGACTGCCAACGGTCAAAGGAAACCATGCCAATATCAAACCCTATTCTTCTAAGGTTTTGTATCCATTGTTTAACTTCTGAAAGATTAACTGGACCCTCTACCTTTGGCTCCCACCATGCTACTGCATCTACGACTACAATTGGTGCCACCTGTTCGTAGTTATTAATGACTTGTATGTTTACCCATTTTTCTACATGTGCAATAGCAACTGCACACTTATCGTGCTTCTGGGCAAGGTCTGCGTGGACATAATACTTCTTGGTTGGATCTGGTTTGAATGCTTCGTCAAACCTTCTAAAGTTATCTACGGGGTTTCTAAGTGTCATGCAGGCTCTTACTTTTTCTTGTTGTTTAAAGAATGCATCGGAAGCAAAGGTTGGTACGCATGTAAAGCGCATCATTGCATCTCCAAGATCAGTCATAAAAGCAATCTTAAAATCATCAATCTTTCTTGTTGGATTTACTTCCCATGTAGGTCTTTTTAGTGCAAACACTCCTGGATATTTATATGAAATGATTTGATCTTCATCCCAGGAAATTTCAAACTTATTGTTTGGGTCTGTCTCAGGTAGCAGTGGATTAATAATAAACTCGTGGGTTCTTTCAATTACTTCTTTTTCAGCAACAACTGCATCATACTTTTCTGAGATATAGTCTCCTGGGTATCTTGGAAATGAAAGCAAAACAACTTTGCCAAGGTCTGGAAAGCGAGAGTCAACTGATCCACGGAAAGCCTTGTAGATATTTTCAGCAGTCTTACCTTGTTCGTTGCCTGTTCCAACTTCAGATGCAAAGCCAGAGATTTCGTCAAGAACTGCAAGAAGAAGGTTTAAGCCCTCGTGAGATTCTCTTTCTGAGTGACCAGAATAAACTGTGATATATTTGTTGAACTCAATAGAGTCTGCTTTTGCGTAATACTTTCCCGCAAACCACGGAGACTTTTCAATCTTACTTTTAAAACCTTTAAAGAAAACATTCTTTGCTTGCTGTGCGTTAATAGCAACATTAATAAGGTCAATAGCATCTCCAGATGGCTTACCAAAGTATTTTGCTGGATCTTTTAAACACAAGAGTTTGTATACAATATATGCACAGGCCACTGTTGATACGAAATCTTTTCCAGATCCCTTGCCGAGTTGCAGGATAATCTCATTCTTAGTATATTTATCAAAGTATCTTGTGCCTTTTTCTTCTCCCATTATATCAATAAGGTCTTCTTTGCGATATATCTGACTCATTGCTTCAACAATATCGTATTGAATATTAGACAGTGCAGGCTGACCAAGGTATGCGTCGCCCTCAACAAATGTTTTGGCGTCTACTGGTGTCTCTTCAAAGTTATTGTTTTTAAGTATTTCTAAAAAATCATTAAAATTAGGCATCAAGTACAACCGTTATTACTTCATCCTTTTTTGCAATATCTGAAAGCCTTCTCATAATTTGATCTCTAATCTCTGGATGCTCTGACGCAATGTCTTTTAATATTGATACAAGAACCATCTGTCTATTTTCAATTTCTATCATCTCTTCAGCAAGTTCTTTGTTTTCAAGAAGGCCAGCCTTCTGTAGCATATCAATACGCTTAGACTCAATATCCATTACAAGTTTAATTGCTGCAGTCTTTGCACTAAGGTTATTTGTCATTGATGCTTCATCAATAACCTCATATGTACGAGATACCAACTTGCTATAGTGTGTGTCTGCTGCAGCAAGGGCTTCCTTGGCACGAGCACGTATAGCATCATTAGCAGAGGCCATAACTTTCCACTCATTGATAAGTGTGACAACTTTCTGTCTTGGAATGTCCAGTTGTTTTGAAATTACTGTTGGATCATTACCTTTTAAATATTCCTCTACTACTAAGTTAACCTGATCAAGGTGCTTAACTAGATCATCTTCAGTTGACATGTTTTCCTTCTAGCCTATTAATTTCATCTTTAATATAAAATATTGCTTTTTCAAGATCTTGAATAGTTTTTTGCTCATCCTTAAGACCTGCTCTCCACAAATACTTAAAGGCATTACCTATATTAAAATTGCGATGTCTAGTAATCTCTATGCACTCAATACCAGAAGGATCAGAAGTATAATGTAAGGGATTATTTACTTGGTCAACGGTTATGTTTAAATTTTCACTCATCATCTTCCCAATCAAATGCCTCTGGAATTCCTTTTAAGGCAGCAAATGCAAATGCAAAACCAACAGTACCCGCTATGGCAAGTGCTACTAATGCTTTTTCAACTTTACTCATCGTCTTGATTTCCTTAATCCAAATTTTGCAAGGTAGACATACACAGTTTCTAGGCTCACTCCACACTCCTTTGCAATCTCTTCTGGTGTCTTCTTATCCATAAGATATCTCTTACGCATAAAGGTTTCACTTGTATATAGTTTAGCAGCCATGATACTATTTGTCAAGTCCAATTGCTTTACCCCAATTTCTTACAGCCCAGTGACCAATACCACAAGCATCTGCAACATCATTATCAGTAATAGTTCTATCATAGATTGTGTTAATAAATTTAATTGTTCTTTCTTTTCTAAGCATGCGCTCATGAGCCTTATAATATGATTCAGACTTTCCAGGGTTTTGAGATCGTATTAGTAGTTGTTCATCTTTAGATATTTTACCATTACCCATAAAAATTTGCCAAGTAATGGGAGAAACTTTACCAATAACTTTTGTTCCTGATTGTCCTGCTGATCCTAGAATTGCTCCTTGAACAAGTGCAAGATCTGCTGCTGTCTTTGGACTATTCATAAATACGGTATGCTCAATTACTATTGCTTCAAACCCTCCATAGTAATCAAAAAATGCTTTTACTTTTTGTCCAGCATCCATAACTTTTTCATAGGTATTGCTTCCTTCAAAATTAATCTTACCAACTGCCCCTAAATCTTCTCCAGCAAACAAAGAAAAGGCAAGGCTATTAGTACTAGCATCAATAGCGCAAATTGTGTGTGGCTTAACTTCTATCCCCCACTTATTTTTTACCATTTATTTTTCCTTTTATTTGTTTTATTGCTTTAACAACTGCATCAGGATTTACGTTACAAGCGGAGCAGACTAGATCGTCGTTGTATATAGAAAGAGGAGTTGAACATGATTTGCAAAGTCTTGTTTTACCTTTTCTCTTTTGCCTTTTTGATTGCAAATATCTTATTGCAATTTTTTCTTTTGTTGCGATATCTCTACAGTGTGAAGAACAGTATATCTGATAAGATACTGTGGGCTCAAACTGATTGTCGCAGCATCTACAATTGTTCACCGAGAATCTCCAAGGGTGCTATTTTTAACACGCCTGGTCCTGCAGACTCACATGCTTTTTTAATTGGGCATGACTTGCATATCTTGGAGTTTGATCTATAGTTTTTGTTTGGCAGGGTTCTGTCTTCCCATGTCTTGCGAACTAGTCTCATCCAATCAAATGCCTGGTCTACCCACCGACGGTAATGATCGTTTACATCTACAGGGATCAAAAGAAGTTCATGATTATTTTTGTTTTCATAAATCATTACACCAGTTGGTCTCTTTAAGATCTTCATATAAATAAGCAACTGCATTAAGTGACCATTTTTGGCCTTGCCTGATGCCTTTCTATATTCAAACCCTTCATTCATCATTGTTTTAATTTCACCAATAAGTTCTTGGCCTTGCCAATCAAACATGACATCACCATATCCAAAGATAGGAGGATCTTCATTTATAATTTTAAACTCTGTAGTGGCTTCGTTATTCTCATCACGATAAACTTTTACAATTCCAGCATTTAGCATTGCATTTTGAATTCTTGCGTGTGACAAGGTTCCTGCAGTCATATTTGCTGCACTATATGCATCTGCATTATCTTCAAACATCTGTCCATCAAAGGCTAGATACCAGTATCTTGCACACTCACCATGCCCGTAAGCAATAGTTGATGGAGCAAAAGTCTTTTTTGTTGTATGCTTGTCTACACGAGTAATCGTATAGCCTTCTTTAATCTTTGCCTCAAGTGCTGCTATGTCCATTGAATGAATTGGCTTTTCTTCTGGCTTGATCATAACCGTATGTAGTAAATTCTTTGTCATTATTTCTCGTTTCTATTAGTATAAGTATAGCAGATTAGCGTGTTATGTACTTTAGTGCAGACACTAAATTATTTAACGACTCTGCTGCCGTATAATAAAGATTCTTTTTGCCTCTATCTGATTTATCAACATTTGCCATCCAAGTTGCTTTAAAAGCCATCTTTGCTGCAATAGCCTGAAGTCTTACGATTTCTATGTGTGCCACATTCAAAGGAATATCTGGTTTAATAATAATTTTAGCAATAAAGGCAAGTGCTGTAGTAAGTTCTTCGTCTTGCATGTAGTCTGCAATTTCTGCAAGACCATTTACCATATCAATTGTGGTGCTTTCGTTTGTCATTTATTTTCCTTATTTTAGGTTTATTGGTTTAATTTGTTTTCTTTTGCAAAAAAATTTTCATTATACTTTAAAAATGTTGGATCTGATCTCCATAATGCAAGTCTTTTCTGTCTTTCTTCTGGTGATCTGGCAACAAAATTTAATTTTTCAAAATCTTCTCTTTTTGAAAAATGCATAGTTAGAACTTCAGTTCTATCTCCTTCTTTAAATTTTACTGGCTCTCTCCAGTGAACCTGACCTGCACCCCAAAATACAAGTAGGTCTCCATATTGAAGATTAAAACTTTCGTTTTCAATTACTATTGGCCAATCTATATTGGCATCTAATTGATAATCCATTGTGAGTTTAGTAAAATAGTTGTCTGAATCATAATGGACTGGTAATTTTGGATTTACATCTGGATTATGTTCTAAACTATAATCTAAGTAACTGTTGTGAAACATGAATACTTCTTCCCCGACCATTTCTGAAGCAAATTTTTCAAGTTTTCTTTTTATATGTTCTGGGTACATTACTTCTATTTGCATTCGGGCCATTGTTGGCAAGACTAATGGAGCATAAAACTCATCTAAATCTTTAGCATTTTTTTGATACTTTACTATTGCCTGCAAAACTTCTACTTCTTCATCAGTAAAGAAGTCTTTAATAATTCTTGGTACTACTTTTATTTTTGGCTCGTGTCCTGTGTTCATAATACTATTATACACCATTCTCTGTAAGTTGTTCTAAGATGCTCATCTCAATTATAGCAAGTCTTACCTTTGAGTTACCCTCGCCGATTACAACAACAATGGCTGGGTCTTTGCCATTCTTAATGGCATCTGTTGTGGCTTTGGCCCAAACCTCTTTGTTTAAAGTAAATGACTTACCAACTTCTTTAAAGTCTACGACAAAGTTTTTCCAGGAAGCATCTCCTTTTTGTGTGTTACGTCCAGAGTTTTTATGCTGTTTAGCACCTATTCTTTTGGACTCACTCTTCTCCGTCAAAGTCGCTCTTCTTTCTTTTTCCTAAATAAACCTTTGTAAGATGCTTATCTTTACACATCCAACTTAACATCTTTTCATCTGCATAGCATCTTAGTGTTGGAACTATGGCTTTGCATGTATGACAAACCCATTGGCCTTGGTATACAGTAAACCTAGCCATTTAATTTTGACTTAATTGATTCTTGCAAGTCAAGATCCTCTCTAACACGATTAACAAATGCTTCCTTACCCTGGACTTTTGTGCCATCAGGAAGTATATACCAAGCACCTGTACGCTCTACAATACCGTTTAGTTCTGCTGTAGTGACCAAGTCGCCAATGGTATCAAGACCAATATCGTCACCTCTAAAGTAAAAATCATACTCACCAGACTGGAACCCTGGAGAGGTTTTTGAGAACTGGAGTTCCCACTTAATAGTTCTGCCAACCTTTTCTTCAATTAGTTTATCTCCTACCTTAATCTTTCCTTTAATCGCTTGATTGTCGGACTCGGAACTAAATAACTTAACAATGCAAGAAGAATAAAACTTAGTAGCCTGACCACCAGAAGGCTGCTGGCTAGTATACATAGCATTAATATTATTGCGAGACTGGGAAATAAGAACAAGAAGAGTAGGCTTAACCTTGTTGTTAGCATAATTAAGCATTTTCCATGCGTTACTAAAGTCACGGGACTCTGCTCCAATCTGTTTAGTATTTTCCAAGGCCTTCATCTCATCAGTATCTTTTTCAAAATAGATTGCTGGAAGCATTGATGTAATAGAGTCTACCACAATTAAATCAACCCCAGCATTCATTAAGCCTACACCAACATCTACCATATCACTAATAGTTCTTGCTTGTGAATAAATTAATTTTTCTGGATCTACCCCAAGAGTTCTAGCCCAATCTTCTGAGTATGACATTTCTGAGTCAATCCACGCACACAGTTTGCCCTCTGCTTGTGCTAGAGCAATCATCTGAAGGCACATAGAGGACTTTGCAGATGACTTTGATCCCCAGATAAGAACTTGTCTACCATAAGGAAGACCACCACCCAGAGCACGGTTTAACCCAAAACTAGGTGTAGGTTGATACTCATAGTTAACTCCTACTCCACTGCCTAATCTTTTCCTCAACTTAGGATCAAGTTGTGCTAATGCTTCTTCTATACTAACTGACATGTACATCCTCCAATGTTACGGTTCCGTCTTTAGTCTTGCCAAAATCAAACTTGTATGACTTTCCCTCTTCAATACTCATGTATGCCTTTGCAAATGATGTAGGGAATACAGTGATGGAATGAAGATCTCTGCTTGTGTCTGCAAGTGTAAGAGATGCCATCTTCTTTCCAGTCTTGGTAATCCTTGGTTTAAATGAAACTACAAACATCTCATCATCCTTGTATGGAAGTTGCTTATAACTTAAGAACTTTACAAGAGCATGAGAAGATTCTTTTATTTCATCAGACGGGATGAAAGATACAATCCTGTTATCATTACAAAGAAGCAGGTAAGAACGACCTATCTCAATAGTTGTATTCTCATCATCAAATATGCCGACGCTGCCAGTTTTGTCCAAAACTTCAACTCGTGACCATCCTGTTCCTCGCTTAATTGATTTTACCATACCCATAAAAATATATGATCCTTTTTCTTCAAAGTCAACAATGTCCTGAATAAATGCATAATAGTGAGAAGGTATTGTAATATTAAACTCTGGAAGGTTTAAGTACTCATATAGATTCTCTTTAATTTCTTGATCATTTCTAGGATTATCATTAAAGGTTGCAGCACCAATAACTCTTAGTGCTTGGAGTGCACGACTATTTACTCCGTTACCCTTGGTAAATGTAAATTCTTCAAGTTCTTTGTACGAACGGAATGGTCGTGCTGATATGTATCGTTCACCAATCTTGTCAGATATAAACTTGATAGCACTGAGTCCAAACCTAATGCCTTTACCCTCAATTTTAAAATCGATATCCGAATCGTTAATGTGAGGTAACTTAACGCTAATGCCCATTCTTTTTGCTTCAATAAGATATTCAGTTCTCGCATCTTTATCCTTTTCATTCTTTAGCACTGAGTACATAAACTCAAGTGGGTAATAGTACTTTAGCCATGCTGTCCAGTACGATAGCGTAGAGTATGCTACTGCGTGGGACTTATTAAATGAGTACCCTGCGTGAGCCTCAAAGTCATGCCACAAATCACGAGCAGCGTTAGGAGCAATAAACTTAGACGCTCCCTCTACAAACTTCTCTTTAAACTGATCAAATTCTTTAGCATCCTTTTTCTTTCCAATGATCTTTCTAACCTTGTCTGCTTCCGACATGGACATACCGCCAAGGTGTACGCATGCTTGCATAACTTGTTCCTGGTAAAGAATACAGCCATAAGTGTCCTCCGTAAATTCTTTTAGTACTTGGTGTGTGTAAGATATGTTTTGACGACCATGCTTGCGATCAACATAATCTTTTCCAATAGTATTCATTGCACCTGGACGAACAAGAGCGTTTGATGCTGCAAGTTCGTTTAGGTTCTTAACGCCCATCTTAACAAGAAGGTTTGTATACGGTGCTGCTTCACACTGGAACACACCTTTTGTGTATCCATCTGAAAGCATCTGGTAAACATTTGCATCATCCATCTTGATCTTAAGAAGGTCAATCTTCTTGCCATCTCGCTCTTTGATTATGTCGATTGTATTCTTAAGAACAGACAAGGTCTTAAGACCAAGTGCATCAATCTTAATTAAACCAATTCTCTCCGCTTCTTCCATGTCAACACCTACAACAGGAATTCTTTCATCAGAGCCTGTTGAAGATCTTGTTTCAAGTGGTGCGTATCTAAAGATTGGTTCTTTTGCAGTTACAACACCAGCAGCATGGATTCCTGTTCCACGAATGCGACCACGAAGTTGCTCTCCGTAAACCTCTACTTCTGGATACTTCTCACGAAACTCTCTTGTAGATTTAGATGTGCAGAAATCATCCCAAGTGTCTACAGTTTTTAAAACCTTGTTAACATCGGACAGTGGGATGTTTAGCACTCTTGAAACATCTCTAACAATTCCCTTGCCTGTGAACTGAAGGAATGTAGCAATAGATGCAACATGTCGATACTGTCTAACTAAATAGTCTTTAACTTCTTCACGACGAGTATCCTGAATATCTGTATCAATATCTGGGAAGTCGTTACGCTCTGGATTAATAAAACGGAAGAACAAAAGGTCATGCTCAAGTGGATCAATGTCTGTAATCTTTAAAGCATAGCAAACAAGAGAGCCAGCAGCCGAACCTCTACCAGGGCCTACCATGATCTCTTCTTTCTTGGCCCAGTTAATCATGTTGCTTACAACAAGGAAGTATGGAGCAAACTCTTTGTCTTTAATAATCTGTAACTCTTCTTTAAGTCTGTCAAGATATTCTTGGTTTTCTGACAAACCTCGCTCTACCAAACCTTCCATAGCAGCCTTTGCAAGTTCCTTATCAGGACTCTTGTACTGTACTGGTAGTAGGTTTAAACCTTCTTGAATGCCGTAGTCTCCTACTGTATCTGCTAATAAGATTGTGTTTGAGTATATGTCAGGTCTATCAATACCCTGCGATTCCATGGCTACTTTAATCTCTTCGTATGAGAGCAGATGAATATCAAACTTATTAAATGTAATCTGACGGTCTTCGCCATAAAGATAATCAAGGCGTTCCATCATGTTGCCTTTTTTCTTTGACTTCTCATATGTTGCATCTTTTACAAATTTGCCGTGCGTGTTCATAAGCAACTTAAACTCTTGAACTTCTTTTTGTGACGAATCAACATGGTGGCAGTCTGGTGTGACAACAACCTTGATTCCAAACTCATCTGCAAGTTCAATTAAATATTTGTTAATGTTTGCTTCATTGTGAGGCATGACTTCAATATAGTAATCATCCCCAAAGCGTTCTTTAAACCAATATATATATTTCTTGGCAAGAGCAAACTCTTCTTCTTCAAGTGCTTTTACAAGTACGCTACTCGGACACGCAGAGGTTACTATGATTCCTTCTTTATACTTTTCTAGAATAGTAAAATCAAATCTTGGCTTCTTGAAGAAACCGTCTGTCCAAGATAGTTCACTAATCTTGTTTAGGTTTTCTAAACCAATTTGATTCTTGGCTAGAAGGATAATGTGGTTATAGACAAGATCTTGTTGACCTTCTCTTTCAGACTTATCTCGTGTATCAGATATGTCTGCACACATGTATCCTTCTAGACCTAGAATTGGCTTAATGCCCTTTGCTTTTGCAATACGGTGCAGTTCCCTATGCCCAGATAAAGTACCGTGGTCAGTGATGGCTATTGCAGGCATCCCTAACTCAACTGCACGGTCAACGTATTCTTCTGGAGTAGCAATCCCATCAAATAAACTAAAATGGGTGTGGACATGTAAGCCGACGTAGTTCATATTACCAATCAGCGTTGGTTGATGAAGTTACGGAAGGGCCATCAAAGCCCAAGTAGTACGCTTCTTGTTCAGCATAAGGAATTTTCTTTAGTGCTGACTCAAGTGGGAAAGGCTTAATATCTCCCCAAGCAAATGGCTCCTTGTCTGGAGCAGATGGAATTAGTGTGTAATTGGTTTCAGTTCCCTGACCGTTACGCTTTAACTTCCATAGTACGTTTGAGATGCTTCCTGTTTCAAGAGCATACTCACGAATTGTATTAAATGAAGATTGCTTGCTAATCCCCATTGACCAGATTGCTACATATGGTGCTTCAATTCCATCGTCAACTAGAACATTGCAATAGAATCGAAGGCGACCACGCCATCCTGCTTTTGGATCTTTACGGTGCATCTCTTCTGCCCAGTCACGACCCTCTGTTTCAATTGTGTCTACAGCCTTACGCTTATAGTCTTTTGGATTTACGTGTTCCTTTACAACAAGTGCAAGTCCACGATCTGCATTATAGTTTGCTGAATCTTCATCAAGTTCTTCGATAAATCGAATCTTAACTGATTGGCCATCTGCAAGTTTTAGCCACTTAACCTTTGGTCCGTCGCTTTCGTACTTTGGCTTGTCGAGCAGGGCATTAATGTTTTTGAGTCCCTTTACTACGCTCATATTATTTCTCCTTTGTTTGTTATATTAGTTTAGCATAAGAGATATAGATTTGTCAAACTGGAACTCTAACTTCTTGAGTTCTTCGTCTGGCATGTCTCCAATATCTTTATATTTATTGTTTAGTTTAATAACAGAAACACGGGAAGAAAGTTTTTCAACTATTCTGTCTTTCATGTTTCCTCCTGCCTCATCGTTATCGGCAATAACAATAATGTTATTGAAATACTTTTGAAGCAATTCTATTTGTGTACTTGATACATTTGCCCCTAGTGTGGCAACGGCTGGAAGACCTACTTGGTCAAGCCTTATTGCATCAAATGATGATTCTACTACATACACTCTATCAGATTTCTTTACTCTGTGCAAGTTAAACAATGTTTTACTTTTTGGAAGACCTGGAGTATTTTTAAAATCTTTGCCCTCAACAGATCTGCCAACAAAGCCTATTGGGATTCCATCTGGACTATGTACTGGAACAGTAACCATATCCTGTTTATCAGAATACCCAAGAGAAAACTTTATCCAAGACTCCATCTCTATATGTCTTGATCTGAAATAATTTTTTGGTCTATCTAGTGCTACCAGATTCCCGTAAAGTCTTTTTAGAATATTTATGTCAAATTGCTTAAACTCTTCTTCAACTATTAGACTTTTGTTGATATCGTCAACAAGGTTGCTTAATTTTTCTTTTGATTTGATATATCTGGCTCCCTCAAAATAAGTTCTTCCAGATGTATGCATTATTAATTCTATAAAGTCTGCCGTCTTTTGACAAGAAAAACAAAAGAACAAGCCATTTGATTTATGAACCTCTCCTGCAGGGGTTCTATGGTTATTGTGGAATGGGCAAAATATTATGTAGTTATCTGACAGGTCAGACTCAATTTCTATACCAGATCCCGTAAGGACTCTACGGACTTGGTCTGCGGTATAAAGATTGGATTGGTTCCGTCTATTCCTGATATCCATTCGCTTTTCCTTTTCCCTGCGTAGACTGCCTGCACTGATAACTCAAATTCAAAAAAGTTCTTTATCTCATTATACCTTATAGTGAAGTCTGGGTCAAGATCAAGTCTTGGAACATATCCACTAAGTTTCATCTCTGTTGTTAATAACCGTATATACTCATTTTTAAGTCTTCCGATCATTGAATCCTCATGGATTATTCCATCAAGGTAAAACCTCTTAATTGGCTTGTGATGGTATGAACCATTGTTCTTTTGTGACATACCATATTATAACTACTTATCTTAATTTTTATCCTCAAAGTCTTTATATCTATAGTATCCCTTGTCAAAGTCACACTGGACCAAAAAGTCTCCCATAAATCCATTACGGTTTTTACGGAATGCACATTCAATGATATCACTGTTTGTTCCACGGCCTAATGCAAGCACCCAGTCAGCATCATAAGCAATCTGTCTAGACCATGCCGTTTGACCCAGTGTGGGTACCGTAGAGAGGTCGTTAACATCATCTGGTGTGGCAGATGAGATAGCAATAATAGGAACCTCTTCACCAATAGCCATTAATTTAAGTTCTCTTGAAAGGTTCTTCATTCGTACCGTTTCATTTTCTGACTTTTGATTAGGAGCCATCAACTGAAGGTAGTCAACGATTACAAAGTCTGGCTTATACTGATCAATCTTTCCACGAAGAACTGATGGGTTAATCTCTCCACCACTATCATTTGATATGATGTGGAACTCTGGTTTTCCTGCAAGATTCTTTGCATGCCACTCCTTTAGCATTTCAATCTCAATCTCACCATTACTAATTTTTCTGTGAGACCAACGACCTTCACCCATAATAGTAAACACACGATTACGAACTTCAGTCTCAGACATTTCAAGAGAGATTACCATTGGGGACTTGCCTTGCTTCCATGCTTGAACAGCAAAGTAAAGTGCAAGCCAAGACTTTCCAATTCCTGGATAAGCAAGAAATACTCCAAGTTGCCCTGGCATAATTCCAGCAGGTAAGTAATTATCAAACCCTGGAAGACCTGTCTTGATTCCAGACAAACCAAGTGCCTGCTGCTTCTTAACATTTTCAAAGTAAGCAACTGCTGACTCAAGATCTGTAACATCAATATCACGAATTGAAGCAGTATTCTTTTTTAGTTCTGAGGTCTTTGTAATTAGGTCATTTAGTGCAACAACTCCTTGATTATTTTGAACATTAGTTGCTGCTGATCTAAGGATATCTTTTAGGCTATCATTTAAATATTCTCCTTGAAGTTCTTCAAGATGATGCTTTGTTGCTCCCACATTTAAAACTGGTTCAAAATCTCTAAACTTTTCTGTAACTAATTCTGAAGGTGGGAGAGTGGAATTGGCTTCAAAATATAAACGAATAAACTCCCAGATATCCCCGTGTGTTCTTAAAAGATTATCAACATTAGCCTGAAGAAGCACATGCATTTGTTTATCTTGAAGGACTGCCGTAATTAGTTTTGACTCTGTATTATTCACTTAGCCACTCCTTAGCCATTTTCCTGCGCTCTTCTCTTTCTAAACTATCTTTTATTTTATCTTTTTTTGCTTGCAATATTTTTTCTGCATTATATGCAAAGTGATTCCAAGAGGGGCTTTCTGCAACTGAAAAGTAGTACTCAAGTATATCGTAGCATACAGAGATTCCGTACGACTCTACAAGAGCGTCTGAGGCCCACTGCTCTACATTTAAATTAAGTGATGGCTTTTGCTCATACCTTGCAGTATGAAACTTGCTGTAGCGTGAAAGCAAAGCCATTCGGTCTTTGCGTTCGGCCATTATGCTTCAGCAGCCTCTTCTTGTGCCTCTTTTATCTTGTCTGTAAGTTTATCTTCAACAAACTTGTAGACACGCTCAAAAGCCTGATCAACAGTTTCGCCATTCTTACGAGAATCTGAGACACCTAAGTCAAGTCTAAGTGACTGAAAATTTCCTAGATTAAGTGTGTATCCTAATGTTACTGATACCTTGGTTGTTTCGTTTTCCATCTTATACCCTTCGCTAAATAGATTCATTCCAGATTGGAACAAACCGTCCATCTTCTGTTTTCCTATAAGTAAGTATACCATCGCCCATTCTGCGTGTCAACTCTTGCTTGCTGGGCGTAATATCGTTTGTTATTAATTTGTCTTTTCTTGGCCTACCAATATGGTATGAAGCAAGTATATCACGTATCTCTTTTACTTGCGATTCTGAGTAGTATGATCTTACTTGGAACCCTCTTGCTCCACCTTTTTGAGATCCCGTTGGAAAAGGAATGACTCCTCGTTTCATTAATGATGGCATATATTTTTTATGACGATTAACTAAATCAGCAGTCTGACCAACAGTGTATGCTCGTTCTCTCTTATTTTTAAAATCACTAATTAAACAACTTTCAATTTGATCCTTTATAATATTATAAACAGACATTATTCCATTAGAGTGATTGTAATGATGTATTCTAACTAGGCTTCCATTAAGAAACCAAACCTTTTTGTTACCTGGTATTACAGGTGACTCATTATATTTTTCGCTCTCGATTGTTCCTTTTTTAGTAACCATTGCCCCTCCATAGTGTGGCTAGGTGGATGAAAGAATACTCTAAATCCGCATTTCATGCAATATACTTCTAAGTGATTAATTTCGGTATATTGTCTATCTATAAACATTCTACCTTTGCATTTTTTGCAAGACATCATTAATTTGGTATTCCGACAATAAGAATATTAATTCCAACAGTTGTATCTCCACCAGTATTAAATTTAACTATTCCATCTACTCTTGAAGTTGATATACTATTTATTGTTACTGTTACATCTCTTCCTGCATCTGTTCCTCCAACATTTACTGCAGTTGCTGTAACTACTGGAACAAATTTAAAGTCTGTTCCAAAAGAATGAGACCAAGGTTCTGTAGCCCCTGCAATTTTTGATTGTCCTGTTGTTACTTGCTTGTAAACACCAACAATTCTAGACTCTGAAATTTTTGCACTTTGTGGACCATTGGGAGGCGTATCTAATGTCACATATTTATTTGTTGAGGTTGAGACTTGAGAAGATAAATCATTAACAGCCTTAACAATCTGATAAATATATGTTACGTCTAAGGGTTGTCCACGCTCTGGTACGGGTAATATTGCCATAATACAATTATACCAGACTCAGACCTGTGATTGCTGATCTTGATCCAGAATCAAAGATTTTAATAGATGTGCTAATTACTGGCTTTATTGATGCCAATTGAACTAAAACCTTTACTGATGTTGGGGTTCCAGTTTTTAAAAATGAAAAACTAGTTCCAGTTGTAGTGCCAACATGAACTGCACTTGCTGTATCGTATTGAGCAAAAATATCATATTTAATTTGCTCTGCAGGATTAGATCCATTAGACCAATTTACTAGAATTGTATTTCCAACTACAGATATATCTCCTGGCAAAACTTGAACTAATTCTCCATTTACAAAAAATATCTGTGACCAGGCAGACTTTCTATTCTTGTCCTCTGCAACTATTCTAAATCTTATAACTCTGCCATTTTCAGATGATACCTTGCCTAAAAATTCTTTTTTAACTAAAACATTTTTAATTCCACTGTCTGCCACTATAACACATCCAAACCAAATCTAAACTCAATATAGTTTGTAGTATTTGCTGATTTAATGATTGGTCTTGCATCTGTGGTTTTTATAACAGAGTATCCAGTTAAACCATATACAGAGTTTGTTGATGTAACATTTTCAAGTCTAAGTCCATCTAAACAAACATAGAAATCTTCTGTTGGTTCTGCGCTTCCGCTTTTTATTACAGAGGCGTATATTCTTACAGTATTTATTTCTGACCAAGAGAAGTCTGAACTTTTTTGTAACTCTTGAAGTTGTTTTTTTATAACAAAATATCTATTGATTGAAAAATCATTACTTGTATTATTAACGACTGCTTCAAAAATTGCCCACTTGCCACTTTTAAAAGTTCCAGTAGAAGAAAATTCAACAATAATTTTGACTGATTCTGGTTGTGATACTGTGCTAGTTCCAACTTTACCAATTTTATTCACAACAGAAAATGCAAGTCTCAACTCGTCTGTAGGAGAGTTTTTACTAAAATCAACTGCTGTATCGCTTAACTGTATAAAGTTTGATGGTATGGTTGTGGTTAGGTTTATTGCATCTAGATGTCCATTAGCATCTACAGATATTTTAGAATTATTTCCAGATATAGCAAATATGTTATTTAAAAATCTGCATCTTTCATGTCTTTCAACTCTATCGGAGTTGGTAAAAATTTTGTTATCTGCATTTGTTTTAAAGACTGGATAGGCTTGACTAATGATGTTTGTCTCTACATCGTTAACTAAATATCCTGCTGAAACAAAAGTTGCTACTACGGCAGTTGAAGAAACAATTGTAAATGATGTTGAGTTTGGAACAGTTGCAATATTTACCTTTGATAAATTAAACGCTGCTGGAGATATTCCAGAAATAGATATTTCAGTTCCTATAGAAAGACCGTGTGAGGCATCTGTTGTATATGTTAAAGTAGTTCCAGATGCTGTTGCTTTTATTATTTTAACAACACGATCATCTAGTGGTCCGTAAATTGATGGGATCTCGCTTGCTTGAGAAGAATACTTCCAGCCTTCTTCATCAGAAAAAGAATAAATAGTCTTACTATCTGTAGATCCTGCAACAGGGTTTGATGCTCCAGAAAATACACCAACCTCTGTGATCTCATATCTTTCTTGTGTTGGAAGTTCTGCGGTCAATACAATCTTTGAGACTCCAGACTCATCTACAAATCCTCTAGAAATAATTGGAACACGAAACATTTCAAAATCAAGGGACTGCTTGCTTGAGTAATCAACAGAAGCGCTATCCGAAAGCAAAGGTTTTGGTCCACATCCTACGGCAATATGAGATGCATAAGATGCAGTCTGTCCAACAAGATATTTAGCAAGAATATTTTTTCCTGTATTAGTTATCATTTAATTTCCTCCATTGTATATTGTAGCATCATAAACCTCTCCGCTTGTTAGCATTTGGACTTCTGCCTGCTCTCCCTCTTTAACATTGACAAGATTTATCACCAGGTCCCCGCTTATTGGGTCAATATATATTGACTTACAGTTTGGAACTTTTGTCCATTTTGTTTTATCTGTAATACCATCCTTTGGAATAAGGTCATACCCATTGCCACAAACTGGAAGATGATCCATTACTGAGATAGATAAAGACTTAAAGAATGAGTCTGATGACTGTAATCTTAAAATATTGTTTGGGTTATATTGTAAATATAGATCTGTTAGGTTTTTTATAGGATTGTAAACTACTTTTTGTCCATTGACCAGATCATGTCTAGATATTGTTGCAAGTTCTTGACCACCGATGTCTTCAAATATGAGATCAGTCATTATCTCAATAGCCATGACCTCTTCCCCTTGAATTATTAAATCTGGGGTTGCAATCTTTATTGCATTACTATTTGATGAAGATTTTGGATCTGGAAGATTTGCAGTTGCACTTGTTGTCATTACACGACCTCACTTAAAAATAATGTCATATCAGGTCCATCTGAAGTTTTTGAATAGTCTATGTTGTACACAACAAACCTACTTGATGGAGAAGATACCATATTAATACCATTTTCCTCGTAGTCAAGAGTAACAATATCACCAAGTTGAATAGTTGGAATTGCAAATATCTTAACACCAACAGACTTTCTTGGTTTTGTTATTTTTTCAACAAGCCATTTCATAAGACTATTTGCTTCATCATAAGACTGAATGTATGGGGTGTTGAGTGAAAAATCTTTTTTACCGTAAGTCATACGACTTAATTTTATGTCTTGATAATCTTGTTTAAACTTATATGGATTTGAAATTAATTTGTCTGCAACAAAAAGCGGATTAGACTCTAATGAATTTTTATTAAAATAATCATCAAGACTTAATCTGTTATCCGATTGCTGTGTAAATGTTATACCTTGAACTCTTAGGTAATTACCACTTGTCTCATCTAAACTAATTGCAGTATCTGTTGAATTAAAAATAATAAACTCTGCCCCGTAAGATCCTGCTCTAAATCCTGAAACAACATATCCCTTAATCTTATTAAATGTTGGGGATATCTTTGCAGTCAGTGCTGGGAAGGCTTTATCGTACTTAAAATTAAATGTTGCTGCCTCTCTCATAATGCTTCCAAACTCTTCAAAATATATATTATATTTTGGTGCTTCAGAAGTTCCTATGCCCGATAGGTATGTGCTTTGAATTAGTCCACTCAGAGCATACTTTCTAAATGATTCATTGGCATCTATGTCTGAATCTCCAAAGACAGAGTTAACTGGTGCGCCAAGGGAAAAGGTTGTATTCTGTGAGTAGTTGTTACATAGTGCATATACGTTTTCAAACATTATTCTTGAGGATCCCCTTGAAAATAGCGCCATACCTGAATAGACTGGGATAGGATCTAGGTCGTCAACAGTTTTAATTAATTTTCCATTTAAGTATAAGTAAAATCTTCTTGTGCTTCCAATATCCTGATACTCTGCTGCTAGATCATAGACTGTTGGATTTTCTTCTGCAACCATTCTTGCTTGACCCGTAAATTTTCCATCGTCTACAGTAATTTCTCCAAGGCCTTCCCAAAGTTTTACTGGTATAGCCGTTCCGTTTTGTGATTTAATTTTGTAAAAAAATACATTGCTAACGCTTTCTCTTTCATCTTTAGATAAATTCCCTAGGCCTAATGCTGCAATTTCAAAGTAATAGCCAACATTTGTTGTTGGGTTTACCATAAAAGAAAGTCCTCCAGAGCCACCAGAAATATTTATATTTTTATCTGGTGTGGTTCCATTAACAACATAATAGGTTGAAGATCCATTTGGTGTTTGTCCTATTTCTAAAGTATTCTCTATTTTACCAACAATTCTCATTCTAGTTCCAAAATGTTTATATTTGTTTGTTTCTAAAGACTTATAAACATATGAGATAAAGTCTCTTGACTTTTCTTTAGTCGTAAAGTTGGGCCCATTTAAACATAGTGCTGAAGCCTGAAGTGTTCCAGTTTGAACTGCAGTTGCTGTACTAATTTCTCCTATAAAAGAAGTTGACATAAAGTTTTTAATAATACCATTTCTAGAAGATGTTTTTGATAAAACATCGGATGATGTTCCAGAGGAAGTTAGTTTTCCAGCAGAGGCAACAGTTGTTGTAGGCAAAACTAAATCTTTTTGAAATAAATATTCTGATGACATGTAGCATCCCTTAACATTATCATCTGATTTCCAATAGTCTGACACTCCAGCATTATGGGCTACAACCTGAGTCCCAAACTGTCCTCTTCCATGTTTATTAACTTCTCCATTTTTTAACTTTACAATTCCAGATACTTCTTCATACTTTGGCTCAGAATAAATTCTAACTAATCCTGTTGGATAAATTTTTCCATTAAACGGTAGTTTTGCAAAATAGTTTTGATAGTCTTCTGTTGATGTTATCCAAACATTGCCAAACCCAGATACATTATATTGCACTGCATCGTATTTAATAATTTCTCCTTGAGAATAAAAGTAACCGTTATATCTAGTTATCCAATATACTGCCTCACCAAGACTAAAAGTATTATTAATTAAAATATTATTTTTTACTTCTGGTACATCTATAGATAGGTTTGAGTTTAGTGGGATAGCACTAAGAACATAGGCAGACTGAGTTGCAACCTCATTGTTTACAGATTTTGTATTCTGGCTTCCAGAGACTTCCCAAAGCAATGCTGGCTTATACGTGTAGTATCTTTCATTATCTACAAGGCTTGCCTGTCTAATTGACCCTACAGATCTTTGTATATACCTTGTACTATAGTTAATTGCACCATCATTATATACCGAATTTTCTTGAGTTGATACAGAAATAACATTTGCCAACTTTGGCTTATTTGTTTTATTTTTTATTTCTCTATTTTCTACAAAGTCTTTTGTTCCTATAAGCGCAAAGGTTGTTGGTCTTTCTGCTGCAGTTGGCATAATATAGTTTTTGCTCATCATTACAAAGTTGTTATATTCATCAAAGAACATTGCTGTCTGAGTTGAAACAGCCAGATCTTGAAGAACCTGAGCCACACTATTATCTGGGCTAACAAAGAAATATGGGATTACTATTTCTTTTTCATTTGCCACTCTCTTAAAAGTATAGTTAGAAAACCCAATATGGTCTAACAGTAAAGATACTGCAGAACTAACAGAAACTTCTGTCATTAATATTTCAGGGGCGGTAATTGATTCAAAATACCAATACAAATCTCTTAGTGTCATAGATACACGCTTTGTCATTAAATCTTGTTTAGGAAATCCATCTGAATATAGTGTCTTAATTGGAACATAGTAGTCCCATCCTGCAACATCAACTATTACTTCATAAAATTTAAACTGAACATGTCTAGAAATATAATTTGCGATAATGCTGTTAGCGTTGTTAGTGTTAAATGCCTGGTCATGATCAAAAAGAGTAATGTTTCCGTTTGAGGCTATAAGTTGCCCAACTGGTAATCCAGACAGTCCTAGGTCTGATGCGCTTTTATTAATGGAATAGTCAACAGTTTTATCTGAAACATTTAAAACAAGTCTTGGAGAAATCTCAATAAGATCAAACGTTGAATCTTTTTTGTTCATTGTTTCTACAACAATTCTTATTCCACTGATATATTCAAACTCTCTAAACTGTTGTTTGCCGTCTAAGGTCTTAATAAATACATCTGGAGATGTTGCATCTGTTACAAAGTTTGTTAGTCTATCAACTGTTTCATCTTGTATGTACCATCCGTACTTTGGTTTAAGTAATACGTATTGTAGCCCATCCCAGATATGATAGACTCCAGGATCTGTACTATTTGGTTTAATCAAATATGCATAGCCAATAACTGACTGCTCTGGTAGCAAGGATACGCTTGTATAAGTTTCTGCTAAAACAAAGTTTACTCTCCACTCTTCAGGAACAATTAATCCATAAGCAATTTCAACATAACCGTCACTTTTAATTATAGGAGAACCATCTCGTCTTGTAATTGCTGGATTAAAAGATATGGTATCTACCCAATTATTATCTTTTAAAAGTTGAATCTTCCACTTACTGGGAGTCTTTTGATTTAATTCTCCATAAAAGGGATCTGCATAAGATCCTGTGGAAGAAGAAAACGGTCCTAAATTTTCTGTTCCTGTGTGAGTCTGCATCTTAACAACAACTCTGTTGGCTGGAATCTTTTCTTTATAAACAACAAAAGGAACTGCATCTTCTATTGAATATTGTGAGCCCGTAACCTTTGATGCAATGCCATATTCTTCTCCAGACTCTGTTCTATAAGATGTCCAGTATTTAAACTTATCATTTTTGTCTGGCATATAGTATCTAGGTCTATCTGCCATCACAAGGTTGGGGTGGTGTAGTTTTCCATTCTCAAAAAACATTGCTTTATTTATTCCAGACCTTGGTCTAAACTGTGCAAAACAATCTTCCAAAGAATATAGGGTTTTTAGTTTTTCTTTTTTAGTTAATAGTGTTGTTGGAATATCATCATTATCAAATGTGCCATCGACTACAACGTCTGCATCAGTTGCCCCTGTATAGAAATTTCCTATGTCATTAACATCAAAACTGGTTGGCAATGAGGCATATACAACTGCTGGAACTTTTGTTGGTCTGTATCTATAGTTTCCTATTTGTTTTATGTTAGTTGGAATATTCATATTCCACTCAGCAGTTATAATTGACTTATTTCTTATTGTAGGTGATGTCTCTAAGAAATTTTGTAAGTCTTTATCTTCAAACATTATACTTCTTCCAAGGAAACAGAGACATTCCAATAATCAAAGTTAGTTCCTCTTTTTTCTACAGAGTATGAAAAACTTGATATAAACATTTCTACAAGTTGGTTATACTGCTGTAAATGATCATATGGACTTTCTGTTCCTTTAAAAATTCCTTTTCTATCGTATGCAAGAAATACCCAGAAAGAACCTTTGTGACCGTCATACCATTCAAGCATATCTGCTGCTCCTGCTCCGCCATCTGTTGTATATGACTTGTAAGGAGATATTCCTGTTGTTGGATCAAATCCAGGGATGTTTGGATGCGACCTTGAAGGAAGCATTGTCCAACTTGTACTAATCTTCATCTTATCTGCAGTATGGTATGACCTCATACGACCATTAATCATTCTTTCCCTTTTTTCAATACGCTCATCTGAAAAATCTAGGGGAGACCTATTGTCGTCTGTAAGCATTAAAAATTGATCTAACAGTTCTGGATCTGCATCATCAGCAGCATGGGTTCCTATTTCAAAACCATTTGGAACATACAAACCATTTATTAGGGTACCAGAGTTTTCAGACCAGAGCATCCCGCTAGGCCTATTGTATTTCTTTCGGCTCTGCATATAGGTGAATCTTCTATCATCTACCATTTAATACAACCCCCCTAACTCTTCTATCGTCAACTTGTTTAATTGTTGACATTACTGCTTTTGCAATTTCATTTGGATTAGCATCTGTTTTTGCATTAACAGTTAGTGTGTATGTATTATTATACACTGCCCCGCCAGTTGGCTGTCCACTATTAATAGATTTCATAGTATCGATACCGTGAGCATCTACGGCATATTTACTCATTATAAATTCTCCTGGAGTTAGCATTGCTGGTACAGTATCAGTTCCTCTTGCAAAACCTCCTGCTGCAAAATATTTAGGAACTAGTCCTCCTGTAGCAAGACCACCAGTTCTTCTATCATAATAACTTCCGCCACTTGTACCTTGTTTAATTGCTGCTGCAGTTGAGGCTGCTTTTTCTATTGCTGCTTGCTGTGCAGCATATTGAATTGCTTGACCAGTGTATCTTGCAGATGAAGCAACCCCCGCTGCGCCACCCAAAGCAGCAAGCGCTGCTGGATTTTTCATTAATGTATCAGCCATTTGGTTTGCAATTTGACTTGGAGTAAATGCTGGAGCGCTTCCACTCTTAATTGAATCTAAAAGACTTGTTGTTTGATTATTAACAATTTGATTTACAGCATCAATATTTCCAACATTTCCTGTAGATGTCTTTGGTGTTGCTGCTGCTGACCTTGCTGCTGCTTCTGCTGCTGCTGCTGCTGCAAGTGCTGCAGCGGTTGCTGCATCTGCTGCTGCAATTATTGATGCATCGGTTGCAGGGTTTGTTTCTGGATTAGTTGCACCTTGAACAAATGCTCCTTGATTGTTAAATGCACCATTTTTGCCACCAGTTTCTGCTGCATATGCTGCAATTAACTTTGACTGAGTACTTATGGCAAGACCCATTGAGTCTACAAAGGATGCACTCTTAATAAGTGCAAGATCTACCTGGTTTTTAATTGCTTCCCATGCATCCTTTGTTCTTCCAAGAACTGTAAGACCTGCTACATCTTTATCCAACTGGATTTGTCTTAGCCTATTTAATTCTTCTGCTGGTTCAATTTTCTTTTCTTCTAAATCAAAGATCTCATCTTGTAGTTTTTTAATATCTGCTTCAAGTTCTTTTCTGGTTCTGTATGTTTTTGTAACAGGATCATAGGCTTGAACTCCAGCCAACTCATACTTTCTAGACTGCTCTACAGCATCTTTTTGTTTTGTAAGTGCATCTGCTGCTGCCTGGGATCTCATATCTTGAGCAGCCCTTGCTGCTGCTGCAATATCTCCAGATGTCAGGGCTTCTGCAAGTGTTAATTGTCCCTTTTGTTGACTAGATATTGCAGAGTTTGCTTTTTCTATTTCGTCTAAAGCGCTGATTCTTTCATCATACTTTTCATTAATCTTTTCTTCTTGATCTGCAATAGACTTTAGTGCTGCTTCTTTGTCATCAACTTTGTACTGAATTGCTGCAATTTGATCTTGCGCTTCTCTAATGGTTTTATCATTTCCTTTAGTATCTAACTTAAATTGTATATTAAGCGCTGTTTCTTGTGTATCAAAAGATTGCATAGCATTACTATATCCTTTGTCAAACATATCTTGCATAAAGCCAATAGTATTTTTTAACTGGCTTAATCTTTCGTTAAAATCAGTTACTAGTGTATTTAGATCACCCTGTGCAGCATTAATTTGTGATCTAGTTGCACCCTTTTTAATTAGGCTATCTACTTTTGCTTGAGCAGTGCTAATTGTATTTTCCATTAATTTAAGGTTATCATCAGAGGAAATAGCAAAAGCAGTTGTTGGATCATACTGACTTTTTATTCTTGCTTCCTGAATTCTGTCTTTTTTGAATTGAGCAATGTCTGTTTTTACTCCCTGAATTGCTGCTGATTTTTCTTGTACTTCAGTCAAACCTTTATATCTTTCAATTAAAGTTTTTAAAGTTTTGTCATTTACCCCGTTAGCAATTGCTTGTGCTATAGTTTTATTAGTTATTAAATCATATGCGTCTGCTACTGGTACTCCTAAATTTGCTATTCTACTAAATGCATTACCCTGGTCAGCAAGGGCTTGAGACTCTGCTTCCATACTAGAGTTCCAATCACCCATAGCAATTGAGTTCATAGCCTCTTGAATATTCTTAGCATCATTTTTAAGAGAAATAATATTGCCTTTGTTATCAAATTTAAATAGCGAGTTTTTTCTCTTCTCATATTCCTTTGGATCCATGCCAACAATTAGTTCAATAAAATCCTGACTACCGCCTAACTTCCTAATATCGTTTTCTATACCGCTAAACACATCAATGGTCTTCTTGCCACCAAAGAGTTTATCTAAAGCCTTACGAGAGGCACTCCAGCCCTCTGTGACCTTAATCTGGTTCATTCGTACATCTCTTAGTTTTTTTACTAGGTCATCTAGTGGAGATGCTTGCACTTTATTTCCTGTACTAGAAGCATCTGCTGTCACTGGAGCCTTTACCCCTACCGCTACTCCATCTGTAACAGCCTTATTTCCTTGGGCTTCTATATATTTTTGAACAATAAAAGATTTACTTCCAGTAACTCCTGCTCCACCCTTTGGACCAGTTTCTTTACGCCATGCTTTAAAATCTTCGCTTTCAATAATTTGTGGCTCTGGAACATTAATTAATGAAGAAATTGTTGTTGTATAAACTTTTTGCTGATCTTCTGTTAAAGTGTTAAAGTATGCTTCATCAAATGCTGCTGTGCCTTTAATTTCTGGCATAATTTCATAAACAATTTTTGCAGTTAAATCTTTGCTTCCTTCAATAGTATCAAGAATTTTATTTAACTTTTCATAAGCATCCTTATTTTTTGGATCTGTGTAATAACTTACCATGACATCTGATGGAATTACTGCATTAAGATTATTTAATTTAATTATGTTCTTTGCAAAATCAAGAGCGTCTGAATCTTTTTCAAATGCCTCAACTCTTGTAACAAATTTTGTTTGAACTGTTTTATTAACTACTCCATTTGATCCAAGAATATTCTGTGCTGCAACTCCAATTGACTCTGATGTTGCACCACTAAACTTAGTAATAATGTTCATCATCTTTGGAGCAATATCTTTATTGTCTGTTGCCATCTGAAGAAGGCTTCTAAATACTGCAGGAGGAATATCTCCACTTGCCATTTTTGCTTGAATTAAAAACTCTTGACCACTATTAATTGCTCCAGATTTTCTTAAATCTCCTGCTTGCTGATTAACAACATCAACATAGGCTAATTGATTTGGATCATTTTTATATTTAGCGGTGGTTGCTTTCTTCATTCCATTCATCATTGATTCTTGAAGACCTCCAGCAGAATTATATTGTGAAACAACATCTGCTTGAAGTAAACCCTGTGCGTCTGTTAAAGTATTTCTTTCTTTAATATACGTTGCTTGCATTTGTTCTGCTTCATTAATTTTTCCCTGAAGTCTTAACTGTTCAATTTTCTTTTGATAGAACATATCTAATGAATCAAGCATTTGCTTATTTTGTTCCATTGCAATTTTTGCGTCTACCGCTGCTGCAGCGCCTAATACCGCTGCTTGTTTTACATACTTCTTTGATGTAAAGTAGCCAAATGCAGCACCAACTGCTGCACCTATTCCTCCACCAATGGCTGCGCCAATTGGTCCACCAATAAATGTTCCTATACCTGCACCTGCTGCTGCGCCACCTAAAGCAGATGCACCAATGCCAGCAATTTGCATAGTTTTTTGTCCAGCAAGTTTTGTTATTGGGTTAGCATTATTAATATTTTTAATATTATTTTTCATATTTTTAGAATTTTCAGCAACCATTTCCAATCGAACTTTTAAAGGTTCTTTGTCAAGCCTTTCTCCATTTGGTCCAAGCAGTGTTTCTAGTTGACCAATAACTTTAATACCTATAGACATATCTCCTGCTTGTCTAGCAGCATTCATAGCCAAACTTTTTGCCTGTGACATATCCATAGCGCCAGACATTATGGATGCTGATAATTGTCCAGTTAAATCTTTTGCTGCTTGTCCTCCCTGACCTTTAGCATTTTGTTCTGAAATTCTTGCTGTTAATGCTTTACCCTCTGCTGTTTGAGCATATGCTTCTCCATATGTTGTTTTTCCAGTTGCAGGACCAAGCATTGAAAAAGAATTTTTTCTTTTTAAATCCATCTGCTCTGATGCGGTTACTTTGCCACCAAACTTTGCAATTGAATTTATTGCAGAAGTGGTTCCTTTAAATTTTTCTGCTTGATCTAAAACTTCATTTGCTGCCTTATCAAATGCCATTCTTAGGGCAACAAAAGATCCTACAGTTGCTACAAGTCCAACTGCTAGTGCTGACATCGGGCTTTTCATCATTGGTAAAACCATTGATAGACCCATCAATGGCATCATTATTTTTTGTGAAATCTCTCCAACTTTTCCTGGTGCCATTGAGCCAATCATTGCAGCACCAGCGGCTACTCCAAGTGCTCCTGCTGCACCCATTCTTGGATTTTTTCCTGCTTCTATTCTTGCTTGTTTGTTTGTATTATATTTATCAACTTTAGCCCGAGCAAATGTTTTTAACCTTGCAGATGGTGTTCTTGCTGCTGCTTCTGCTGCTGCTTTTTCACTAATAATTGATTGTCGGTATGCAACTCTTTCTGCTAACTTGCTTCTTTTTTCTTGTGCTTCTCTTTGACGTCTAAAAGATTTTTCTTCAGCATCTATTACTTTTTGTCCATACAGGGCAGTTCTTGATGCTGCTGCTTTTGCCTGTGTTCTTGCTTCTGCTCTTTGACGTTTTTCCATTTGACGACGTAAAGATTTTGCATCTGCATCTATTGTTCCACCACCATACAGGGCAGTTCTTGATGCTGCTGCAGCCGATTGAGATGTTGTTGTAAGAGTTGTTGCATCTGGAGCGTTTGCTTTTCCAGGAATTATAACTTTTCCAATACGCTTTGGTGCTTGAACAATACGCTTGCCTGCAGGCTCTTGTGTCATTCGTGTATCTTTTGAGCCAGCAGAAGATTTGACTCCACTTGGAAGTTTTGCTGTTTTTGGTTTTGTTATTTTACCAGTTTTAGTATCTTGCAAAACTTCATCTGGCTTTACTGCAATAGAACTGTGAAGTTTATGAAGTTGTCTCCAGTCAACCTTGGCCCCTTCTTTAAGCCTATCCAACATGGCTTGATAAACTTTTTTCTCTTTTGGATTTGTAATACCAAAACTTTCTATGACTTTCTCTAATTTTGGAATTGATGTGTTTATTTCATTTATCATTGCTCTATGATATTCATCTGCTGTCATACTTCTTGCAATTTTTGCAGTTGCTTCAGAGAAGAACTTTTTACGACCTCCGCCAGGAAGCGGTGTATCTATTCCTAGATTAATTCTGGCTTGTTCTTCCATTGAAGGAAGATTGGCAACAAAATCTCTACTTCCAGATGCTGTTCCAAAAACTCCTGCTGGACCAACATCGGCAAGAATATTTCCAGATAAATTTCCTTTTCCTAAATCTTTATCTGCTCTAAGTGCTGCTGCAACATTTTGTTTAATGTATTCTTCTTTTGTAAAAGTATTAGACATTTTTTCTGGATCAAATCTTGGATCAAATGGAGATTCAAGAACAACAATTCTTCTTTTTCCTTTTGTATCTGTTGGATCTAATATTGTTTTAATTGTTTGTTCTGGAGCATTAAGGCCATGGACATTTCTAGCAATAGTAGTTGCTCTCTGTTCTGCAAGGGCTTCTCTATAACTATTTGCAGGTTTTACAAAAACTCTTTTTCCATCTGCCATTTCATATACTCCACCCAAACCTTTTAGGGCAGTAAAACTTCTTCCAGATGTTGGTGTTATCTGTTTACTATATGTCTCTGGCTTAGAACCTTTAAGTGGACTTGATTTAACATCTTTTTCTAACTGGTCTAATTGTTTATTTCTTTCACCAAATGCTGCTTCTCTAAACCCAGAAAAAATTGATGATGTAGTTCCTAGTCTATCTCCGCTTGGTCCTCTAAATGGAGAGGTCTTTACTCCATCATGGTCTATAAGAACAATTCTTCTTTTATCTGGAGATTTGCCAGGCTCATATTCATAGTCTTTGATGATACCCAACCCTTTTGCTCTTTCTAATATTTTTCTTGTAGACTCTGGATCTTTACTACCAAAACCTTCTTGAACGCTAAAACTTGCTATATTAGAGTGTAGCGCTTGCATCAAACCAAAAGTACGGGAAGATGCAATTTTAGGATTATTTGCTGGAATAGTTTCAAAAAGTGTTTTTCTTACAAGTTCATCATTTACATGAGTTGGTTGTTTCTTTGGGTCAGTTCCACGAATAGTTTCTAGGATTAGTGAATCAATTGTTTTTGCATCAAAGGCATTAATACCAGATGGTTTCCATTTTTCTGGGCCTCGTTTAATCCACTCTTCTTCCCATTGTTGAAATGAGATACCTGTATCCTTTGACATGGCTTGGTTGTATCCAGATTTAAAGTCATATAGTAGTCCATCTTGAACTAAAATCTTTGGATCAATACCTTGCATTAGCAGTATTTCTTTGTAAAGTCTTAAAGTCTTAGCCTTTTGTTCTGACATTGGTGTTTTTAAAATATCATCAATGTGCATTTTGTTTTTTGCACCGACATGGAACTTTTGTGTTTCTCCAGCCATTCTTGTTGACTTTACTGGAACCTCTTGAGCATCTCCCGTTCCTTTGTTATACCCCTGCATTTTTTTGCCAGCAATCATTGCACTAATTACTGGTCTATTTGCTGGATCTTGTGCAGCCTGTGCTGGAATAACTGCTTCTCCAGGGGTAAGCATTGAAAATACGGTGTCTTGATTTCCAGTTCCAGGAACTCTTGTTGTTCCTGTAGAATATTTAAGTTTAGGCATTCTCTTACCAGCAGGTGGTCCAGTAAATCCTGCCTGGGCTGCAATGGCTCTTCTGTATGCATTTGCCAACATATTAACTGCTGTTGTTTCAGATGTAAATGTTTGATTAAGTTTTACGTGAACTTGATCAAGTGATGCTGCTACTGCTGAGGCTTCTAGTTGTTCTTTAGTTAGATAATTTGTTTGCTCTCCCAAAACCTTGCTTGCACTACCAGTTCTGTTGTACATAGATTTCATTCCTGCAAACATTTTAATTATATTGGCAACAGCGTTTGCAATCAAACCAAAAGTCATAAGAAGAATTGGCCCAACTCCTGCAACTGCAACTGTAAATATAGTTAAAAACTTTTTACTACCTTCACCAAGATTATTAAATTTATCAAGAATCTTTCCAACAAACTCAACAATAGGTGTCAGTGCTTTTAAGAACTGTTCTCCTACTGGAGCAATAGCCAACTTAAGATCTTCCATTGACTTTTTAAATTTATATGTTGTTGTGTTTTGGATCTTATCTAATTCTCGCTGTGACAAAATTGCAAGTTCTTCTGTGGTTGCCTGCGTTAGTTGAAGCACTCTATTTGCTTGTGTACCCTGTGCTGTTACGTTTTGAAATAGTGTAGATAGTCTTGAGAACTGGAACTTGCCAAATAGTTGCTCAATAGCACGAGCACGGTTAAGAGGATCAAGAGTGTCAAGTGCTTGTGCAAACCCAACTACTGTTGCTTTAATGTCTCCTTTGTTTGCTTCAACAATTCCTTTAATATTAACTCCAAGATTTCCAAGGAAATCGCTTGCTTTCTTAGATGGATTAATTAAAGATGCAAGACCAGATTTAAGTGCGTTAGCACCTTCTGATGCATTGATTCCGCCTTCTTTCATTGCTGTAAGGAAAAATGCTAAGTCTTCTACGGATCCACCAAGTTGTTTTACAACTGGCCCAGCCTTTGGAATTGCTGTTGTTAAATCTTCAATAGATACAACAGTTTGGTTTTCAACTGCGTTAAGAAAATCAATTTTTCCTGCTAATTGATCTGCAGCAACCCCAAATGCATTTGTTACTGAAATAGTTGTTTCTAGTGCTTGTGCTTGATCTACTCCGCCAAGCACTGCAAGTCTTGTTGCTTGTGAAATTTGAGCAAGTAGTTCTGCTCCTTGTTTACCCATCGCTGCGGCATCTGCAGCCATCTTCATTGTGTCTTCTATTGCAACCCCATACTTTGTATACTCTGTTGCAAGTTTTTGAACTTGTTTAACCATAGCATCTGTTTCTGCTTGTGTTGTAAACATTTCTCCATACACACGCTTAAATCTAATTGCCTGTTCTTCAAGTTTCATAAATGTTTTAGAGGCTTGAATTCCAAGCATTGCTAGTGGAACTGTAAATCCAACCATTAACTGGCGACCAGCCCACTGAGTATTCTTACCAAAGTTTAGAAGGTTAGTTGATCCTTGTTTTAATAACTGATTAAGAAGTTGCTGTCTTTGTGCAGCAATGGCTGTCTGGGTACCCAGATTTTTCATATCAAGCGTTAGCGGTCTTACTGCAATTGCTTGTAGGGCTCCATTGGCCCCTCTACCCATTTTAATATACTGGGTTTGTATATCTTTTACACGCTCTCGTGCAACCTTATTTAATGTTTCAAACTCAGACTTAAACAATCTACCAAAAGTTTTTGTAGCAGCGCCAGTGTATCTAAAGTATTCTCTTGAACTTAACTTGTTTCTTTCTAATGCATCAGTAAAAGACTCTGTACTTGATGTTACTGTTTGCATTGATGCTTGGAATTTTCCAGTAGCATTTATGCTGTTTATCAAGTTCTGTGCTTGATTTGCTGCCACTGCTGATGCTGCAGTGCCAGACTTGGCCATCTGTGTATGGAAGGCTGATATTTGACGTTGTAGAAGTTTTAGACTTGCTAAAGCATCAGACGTATCAATATTTACATGAATATTGGATTCTACATCAGCCATCCATTAACACCTCTTTATTTAATTATTTGCAAGGCTGCCGAGTAGTGATGCGTCAGAAAGTTTAATTCCTGATGCCTCTTCGACAATCTTGTATACTGTTGGAAGATCTAGATTTTCTTCTAGGGCTTCCTTATCTTCTGCCAATTCTGGCTTGTATTGTTTCATTGCAATTTGAACACAGTCCATTAGCAAATCCATGGACTTTTCATTGTCTTCTGCTACCTTTGCAATGTCCTCAAACTTCTTCATAAACGGACGAAGTAGAGAAATCTTAAGTGGTCTAACCTTGATCTTAGTACCATCAATTAGTGTTACTGTTTTTTCTTCTGTTGTGGCAGTTGCCATTTAGTCCTCCTTATAAGGTTTAGTTAATTATACCATAGCGCAGGCTTATTTTTTACTAATCATATGTTTCATAATCAAGCCCCATGCCTATTCCAAAACCAGCCTTTTCAGCATTCATGCCCTGCAAAGCCAGAATATCATTGCCGTCAGTTACCGCGCCTTTACTAAAGACTCTGGCCTTAAGGTCTTCCCACTCATTACCGCTACCAGAATTTTTATCTAAATCTACACCTTGCATAGCAGCAGTAAATTTTTTATTAGTATAATCTAGTTCTCTTTTTATTTTTAATGTGGCTGTTAATTCTTGCATTGACATTGATGACTCTAACTGTTCATAGTCTTTCCATATGCCAATTAAAAAAACCTCTGATTCTAATTTTGCTAAATCTAATGTTTCCCAAGAAGATCCACTATCTACCGCTTGATCTTTTACAGTGTCTTCTGATTTTTCATTAATTTTAATTCCTGCTGCAACATCAATTACTTCATAAATAGTTGGCAAACAAGATTATCTTCTAGGTCTTCTATTGTTTTGATTGATGGGCAATACTGTTGCATTGCAATTAAAGCACACTGGACTAATACAGATATAGACTCATCATCTGTTTTTGCTTGTTTTATTGTTTCAAAAGTTTCTAAAAATTCTCTTAAGTATTTAATTTTTAGTGGGGAGGCAATGACTACCCTATCATCCACTAATGATAT